CAATAATCATGTTCTTGAGGATTTTGGCTTTCATAATTACTTTCTGAAGATTGAAACTGCTGTTGCTGAATCAATACGAGCAAAGAATGATGCGCTGGTTGCCGCTGAGATTGTTGCAGAACCTACAAGAGTAACTCCTGTACCTGCTGTCAAAGTCAAAGCATATGTAGATGAGGCTTTGTTGATGATAACGAACTCAAAACCTAAGCCAATCTGTGTACCAGCATCAACAGCCGCAACGATAGTCGCCGCTGTTGGTGATGCAATGTTTCTTGCCGCTGTTGGTGTTGCTGAAATAATGCAAGACAATAGGTTTGCGGCTGTGAATGTCATAGAAGCGCCATCTGCGATGGTAGTTTCTGTAACACCCTTACCGAACGCTCCTGCGATATAAGCGTCGTCTAGTGCCTCAATATCTTGTTCTGCAATAACTTCTCCAGCGATTACTTCGCCTTTGGAGAGGCGTAATGGATTTGCCATGTTTTTTTCCTTTTCCTAAAAAGATAGGGAGAGAGCGTGAACCCTCCCCCTATCCCTTATTGAGTTATTAGGCGACGATTGAATCCCAGAAATAACCAAGGTCTGAACCGATAACCTTATTGTCGAAAGCCATTTCTGCTTCAACACGGTCTGACTTGATTGATTCCATACGGAACTGTGATGTACCAATTGTTGCACCGAGTCCGCCTGATACGCCAGTCCATGAGAATGAGTATCCAGCAGAAGGTGTTAGGAGACCTGGCTGTGGAGCAACATGGCAAAGAAGAGCCTTCTTACCGTGAGCAAATGAATATGCCTCGGTAGCGCCTTCGTTGTTTGTTGCCTTTACTGCCTTCGCAACGATAACGCGTGGAATGTCAAACATTGCCGCGAGCATATCTGTTGTGATTGTCTGTGAAGATGTGTACTTGATACGGTCTACAAGGTCAGGGTGGTTCTTCAAAGACTTGAATACATCGTATCCAAGAACAAGAGTGTTACCTTCCATGCCTGTTGCAGACAAGATACCTGACTTAGCATTTTCAATATCTGAAATTGGGTCTGATGATGTGTAATCAGACCATTGCTTGACCTGACCTGTTGTTGGAGTACCAGCAACACCCGTTACATCTGTTCCCCAAACGCTTGTTGCAAAGAAGTCAGAGACCCATTGCAATTCGCGGCGGAGCATCAAGCGACGAGTTACGAACTCTGTTGCCTCACGAAGAGGGTTCAAAGGTGTATCTGCGTTAGCAAGAGTTTGGTCATCTACATCCTTGTGGAACGCGAACACATCACATGAATATGTTCCTGTTGAAAGGTTGTAACCTCCACCAGCAGATTCGGTACCTGGAGCGCGGCGCTGAGCCTCGTCACGGAACCAATCGTTCTTGGTGTAAGTGAAATACTTATTGGACTTCTTATCGACAGGGATTACTGGGAATACCTTGTCAGCAATGAAGTTATCTTGGTTTTGTAGATACGCAACCGAGATGTTTGTGAGAATTGCGTCAATGTGGACGCTATTGATATTTGGCTGTGGCATTTTTAGTTATCCCCCTTATGCCGCACGGTGCGGATTCGCACAGTTGATAACGGCTGTTACAACATCTGCATCAGCGGCGGCGGCTGAAATCAGCGCACCCGCAACATATTTTGTTGTATCAGTTCCCGCGACATATGCCGCGGCTTTTCCTGTTGATGCTGTGCCGATTTGTGCAGGAAGCGAAATTGCCGCGCTTGCAACAAGTTTGGTTCCACCAACGATAAGGACTTCTGCTTCTTGTCCTGAAGTTGGTGCATTTTGTAGAACGCCAATTGGAACATCAGTAGCGGCGGCGCAAAGAATTGCTTGTCCGCTTGAGTTCAACTTGACGAAGTAGTACTGCTTAGCGGAAAGGTCAGCACCCGCGACGAGTGTTACCTTTACCGAGTAATTACTAAATTCGTATGCCATGGTTTAGGCACCTTTCTCGGATAGGTATTGGCTGTAAAGTTCAGGGTTTCTTGTTGCAATATCAGCCATCGCATCTGCGAATGACTTTGCAACCCCATCTTCAACCGCTGACTTAGCCATAGCAGTCATTCGACTGTAAGCATCGCCCGTTTTGAAGTCCGCAGATTTGCCGATTTCTGCAAAGATATTGGCTGACTCGGACTGAGCATTTACAGCAGTAAGAATATCTTCTACTGCCTTTGCTAGTGCCTCATCTGTTGATGACAAGCGGCGAAGCGCTGGTCCTACTTCTTCAGCATTGAGATTGAGATTTGCCCAACCCTTTGCCTTTTCGATTGATTCTGCATCAGCACGGGCATCGCGTTCCTTACGGAGTTCTGCTTTTGCCTCAAATGCTTCTTTGCGAAGGTCCTCAATCATTTTGACGACTGGCTCAGGAGCGGACTTCAAAAAATCCTCTGAAGCATCTACGGACTTTGCCATTGCTGGTTCAGCCGCATCTTCAGATTTGGATTCTGCTAATTTAGCCTCAAGTTCAGCAATCTTTTTCATTGCATCTTCAAGAGACATTTCAGCCTTTTCTACCTGCGCTTCAGTAGCCGTGGTTGTTGTTTCCTCCATATTGGAGTCCTCCTCGGTGAGCGTTTCGTCTAATACCCTCTGAACATCAGATTCGTCGGCGGATTTCATAACCAACCAACCTTCGTGTAAGTGAGCGGGATGGTCTACCCCGCTGGTTTCTTCGATTGCGAGATTTACCATCTTGCGAGTACGACCTGCCAACTGTCACTCCTAACGAAAAGAGACTCCCATATCAGTATGGACTGAGCGAGAAATCTCGGGTCTTGACAGGCATCAGAATACCATATGCCCGTTTTGTGACTTTTTTATTGGTTGGTCAAAACCTTGGTCTGAGCAATTGCCATTGGTAGGGACTGGCAGACAATCATGGCAAAAGGATTTTCAGTCTCCCAAAAACGAGCCAAACGAAAGTGGAAATCGCCTTCATCCATTTTTGACCAAATAAAAAATGCTTGACCATGATTGGGGAAGGCAACTGATAATCCTGCATATCCTGGCTGTGTTGTAACTTTTCCTGCTTCTAGCCCCATACCTTGAATTATGTCCAGGGTTGTATCAATAATAGTTTTCATTAGGAAGGATTATTCGCAGGGTCGGGTTTATATCCAGTAGTTCCGCCCGTTAGTTTTGGACCGCCTATTACCGCGGGAGGTTGATAACCGCCTAATCCTTGAGTAGAACGGCTTGCATAATTTGTTGCTGGACTCGCTATGCGATTGATGAGAATTCTTTCCGCCATGGTCAGTTCGCGTTTTCTTTTTGGGCGACCTGAACCTAAATCCATGCTATCCATATGCTTTGGGTCATCGTCTGAACCGCGGTGTTCATCAGGTCCGCCCTGGGATACATGGGGAGCGTGTGTGGACTGGTCATGCTGACCATTCAAATGCTTTGTGAAATTCTTTCTTAGTGTAGACATTTTATGTCCTACTAAAGTTTCTGTTTCTTCACCATTTTGATAAATTCGAATCAAAACAGCAGGGTCCTCTTTTGAAGCATTGATTTTGAACTTAGAGTTAGGGATTCCCAAAACGCCATCGCGCATAATGTGTTCAACTCGACCTTGAGCGGCTCCGCCTGAAGAATTCCAACTGACCATATCGCCAGTCTTGATGCTTTCTTTTTCAGCCACCATCAACCCCACATTGTTCCGTTGTCCGCAGGTTTCTTCTCAGGCTCAGGTGTGTCCTGCAAAATCTTTGGAATCTTCTTCTTCTTAGGATTCATAAGTGTATCAACATGGACATCAGAGACTCCTGGACCATCTTCTTTTTGAACTTCTTCCATATCAACATAAAGGCGCTCAGCCTTACCGCCAATTGAATAGCCAAGAATCTTTCCTGCTTGAATCAACTCCCAAGCCCAAGGCTCCCAAATAACTCCAAGAAATACTGTATTTGCTGGATATGTATGAACTGCTTGTTGTCCATCTAAGGACATGATTGGGACCGTTAGTTCATATGGGAAAGCCATAACTTCAACCCATTCACCTGCAACTACTTCACGATTGTGCTGAAGCATGATGCGTCTGTCATTGGTGCGGACATAATCCCAAACTGCTCTCTGCAACTCTTCTGAATCTGTCCATTCACCATGAGCATCTAAACGGTCAGGAATATACATAGCGCCTAGTGTGTAGCGCTTATCTCCTTCAGCCTTAGACATCTCATATGTACCAAGACTCTTTGCAACATATTTTTCTTCAACTCTTTCAAATGCCGCAATAATGTCGTCGTACTCATCGCCAATCCAGTCATTCATTGGTGAAGCCATAACTCCAGCAGGAGCGTTTTCTAATTCATTGAGAAGATTGTCAAAGAAATCTTGATGTTCTTTTGTAGTCAATCCAGTAGATTCAATTGTGTTTCCAAGGGTTGCCGCAAGGAATAACTTATTTACTTCTTCGCTATTGAGGCTCATTTATTTTCCCTTCGCTATGAAAGCATCGTAGGCGCCTTGGTCAGTAACGGTAAAGTTAGAACCAGTTCCAGTACCAATAAGTTTTACTGTTGTTCCGCTGTTATCAGCCAAAGTTACCTTGTCAAATAGTCCTGCGGCAATAGCCTTGGGGAATGTACGAGATACATCTGCGTGTGTTGAGCGAACTACACTCTCAGGAACGAATCTTTTTGAACTTCCCGTTGCTCTAGCGGCGGCTCTTGCCCAGGCTGTATCAGTAGGAACTGTTACATAAAGACCGTTTACCTTATATCCACTACTTCTAGCCTCATTGACTTTGCTTGCTAATTTGTTGATGTCTGAATCTCCCGTTCCATCCAAAACAACATCTTGACGACTCTTGATTGCCCTACTCTGAATACGCTTTGCAAGGATAGAAGATTCTTCATGCGAGAAAGCCGCGGCGCTAAAGAAATCGCCATCATTTTTAGAATGTGTCATACGAGCATTTTCAGGCAACATCGCTTTGACATCATCCGCATTGACATGAACTGCTTCGCGTGGTCCTGGTACATCCACCAATCCTGATTTGATAACTGTTGTCTTTCCTGATGCTGGTCCGCCACCAAGCATTGTAAAAGTTGGGTTATTTGATTGAGGAACTCCGCTAGTTGCCTTCGCAATAATCTGTGCGTGTAAATATGCTCGCTCTTCGCTTGGCTCAAATCCACCCTTACCGTCAGGTACAAGGTGATGCCATAAAGAATCATTAGGTGTAAATGTGTGACCAGCGAACTCAACTGCTTCAGGAATACCTGCTTTGTATCCACCCGTTGCATCGGGATTGGCTACTCGACCTTGAGCATCTCTAGGCAATCCTGGAATTCTGCCACTTGCGATAGTTGCGGCTCTGCGTTCTGATTCGCTTAGACCTGCACTATTTCCGTTAGCCCAACTGCCGTGAGTGGACTGGTCATGGTTACCGTGCTTCTCAAGTGATTGCCAAATAAGGGCTTTTTTGGTTGGGGCGTTGAGAGCCTGACCTTCATAGCCGTTGTCTTTTGCCCATTTCAAAGAAACTGCAAGCGCTTCTTTTGCATTTACTGAAAGCCGATAAACAGGCAACTCAGTACCAGGCTTATCAAATGCAAATGCAACTGAAGCCGCCCAAGTATGGTGACCATCAACTACATACCCATCTTTAGAAATCAAAATGCGCTCGCTCTTAGGAATGTCTCCCTCATCATTGTATTTATCGTAAATCTTCCCTGCGCGAGAACCTGAAACTTCTTTTTGAATTGGCTTCAAAGTAGTAGGGTCAATCTTTTCTTTTTCAAAAGTAATGCCGTCGGATTTTTCAATATCGGAAAGGAAGTTATCTCTTTCTTTGCTTGGAATCTGTGGCATATCTTTACGAGCAATACCCATACCTTCGTCACCAAACATCATGGTGCCTTCAACCTTCAATTCAGTAATATCAGGATGGTCGTCTAACTTTGCAAACCCGTGAAATAAAGGTCCAACATCTTTTTGTCCAACTGAAGGATGTTCTCCAGCAATGATTGAATCTGCCATTTTGCGGGCATACTGAGGGGCATGACTCTGTTGGTCATGCTGTCCCTGTAAATGCTTTTCTAGTGCGTTTTCTGCCTCTGAGATTGTGGACTCAGCCCATGAGAAGCCAGCGTCTCCGCCCCAAGCATCCCAAGCAACTCGACCTGGAGAGGGATAACCCTTTTCTCCCTGAGAAAATCCAAGCGCTTCTTTATCAACTTCGTGGCGAGAGAAAAATGCTTTCATTCGTTTCAAAGTATCAAGAGAAATATTTTCTCCTGCCGATAACTGTTGAGCGCGATTGCGACCAACTGAAGTAAATCCTCCGCCAGCCTTGCCTTCTGAAATCCAATCAAGCGCTCTGCGAGCCGCTACTCGAACTCCCTTTGGCGGTGTGTAATCAGCCGCTTTTGAGAAACGGTGAATCTGTGACAATCTATCTTCGGCTTCTTTTTTCGAACCGTAAGTGCCAAATTTGCGTGTTCCTGTATGGTCATAAACTGTCCAGCCTTCTTTAGACTGGCGAATCATTTTGTTTACTGAATCATCTTCAACTGGAACAATACGCAAGGCGTATCCGCCGATTGTGAGAACTGTTCGGACATTGCCGATACTTGAACCTGTCTCTTTGATAACTTCTTCTACAAGACCTTCAGGCAAACTTGAGCCGAGTGAACTCAAGTCTATGTCTTTCAGATAATCAATCTCAATCTCAAACTGCGCCCAATCATCTTCACCCAACTCCATCCCTCGGCGAGCCATCTCGCTAGTGGTGTGGTGGTGAACTTCTAGGCTTGCAGGTGTGGCTTCGGATTTATGCAAACGCTCATGGAGCGAGCGCAACTTATCGGCACTCAACTCAACTAATTTTGGGGCAATATCCGCCATTTGCTAAGGATAGCCTATTGCTTTACTACTGCCGTTTAGATATTTGAAGTGTAGTTATATTTCTCATCAAAGGCTTTTTTGCCAGCCTCGTCAAGACTTTCGTAATGCTCTATCAAAGGACTCTTGCCATAAATCTGCGTGATGAGAGCGCCTACTGCTTCTGAATCTTCAGGTTCAATATCTCGAATCTTATCCTGGAACTCTGTCTCTTTACTCATGGCGATAATCTCCCTCCGTTTGGCAAACTCTCTGCGTTTGATGGTCCAACTGGTTTGACTCCAAACCAATCAGCATTACCCATCACATCCATACCTGCCCAAGTTGATGCACCTGGCTTCCACCCAGTATACGCTATTTCATGGGGGGTTGGGTAATTAGGGTTTGAATCTGAATACTTCATCATTCTTGATTGAATGTCGTATAGGGCTGTTTCTGTATAGGGGTCAGGATTGGTCTGACCCAAAACTCGGTTTATGTGATAAAGCACATTATCGTGGCTGACGATACGAGAAGCCGCACTTCCCTGTGTATCCCATCCGTATCCGCGCTTAGCCCATACAAAAGGACCAGCGGATGCAGGGTCAGAAAGGGCTACCGCATGAACATATTGATTTTTGATTCCTAAAGCATAAGCGTAATTTTCCGCATGGTCTAAGAAAGCGGTCCCGAATCCCGTACCTGTGTATTCGCTGTCTAAAGATAAAATATCATTAGTCATTGTAAGGTCGCCCGTGGCTTCATCTATTGCAATTGTTCTTCCGAACTCGCCAACATGGTAACCCTGAGAATCTTGAATCTCACCGACTATTTCTAAATCGCCATTTGAATTAGGACCAGCGGTTTCAACAACTGAAGTGAGGTTTACTATTTTACCTTCTTTGGTTCGACTTTCTCCTTCGTGGCTAATCTCAAACATAGCCTTCGATAATTTGTTTATATCGTCCCAAGGAATATCTATTTGGTCAGAGTTTAGAAAATCAACTAGCGCTTGACCGCTCATCAAATCTCCAGTAGCCATTTCATTCTTGATATTTTGTGCTACTTGCCAACGCCCGCTTGCCCATGAACCATGTGAGGCTTGGTCATGCTGACCTTCTAAATGC